ATGAGCATATACGCAGAAGGTTTTACAGATGCAGTAGTTGTTTTAGAAGGTGAGAAATATAAAGTTTCAAAGATAGATGTAATTGATGTATCAGAACAAGAGAACAAACCAGATGGAACACTTCAAATTACACATGTTATCTATGGATTTGAAATACTAGTTTACCTAGTTATAGATAATGAAGATTCGTCCTTTGTATTTGGAACATTTGTAGGTGAAAATATTCCTTTATTGGTATCAGTTTTAGACGAAAGTATTATTGATAAAGCTACTGAAGTGTTATGGACACTGGAAGATAAAAACTGAACAAAAACGCTATTTTGTGCTTAATAAATGACAAAGCAGCTAGCTCAATGAACTAACTGCTTTGTCGTCCAACAATGACGATACCCACAATACTTTGTAACTTATGGTTACAACTATAGTATGAGCAGAAGCAAAAATGTTATGCAAAAAGCTAAATGAAAACTTCATTTTGCACAACAAAGCAGTTAGTTAATAAAACTAACTGCTCGTTGTACAAAAGAAATGCTGCGCTTACAGAAATAATTTGTAACTTTAAGTTACAAAAATAGTATGAACGGGGTTGGAAATATTATTCGGAAATGAAAGGAAACTAAAAAAAGAGCACTTAGTAAAGTGCTCTCGTGACGAGATTCATTTTGTAATGACTATTTCAATTCATAAAGAAAGGAACTCAGGATAGTATATGTGCGCCAAGCTAATTGAGTAACTTGTACAAATAAAGAGCAGCTAGCAAAAGCTAACCGCTCTCCAGAAAAGAGTTAAGAAGGAAGTTCAGAACTCAAGTGCATTTATAGTATGGACAAAGCTTATGGAATTATTCAAGGAGGAATGGATATGGAAGTTATATATACAAAGTGGCATAACAATTACGACGAATTAACAATAGGCCAAAAATATAAAGCAAGTTTATATAAAAAAGGATGGTGGCTTATAGAAATAGGATTACAACCATCATTGTATCGAAAAGAATGCTTTACTGTAGTTTCATAAAAAGAGCAGCTAGCAAAAGCTAACTGCTCGGTTCTCCAAAGAGGAACGAGGAGAAAAGATTACCGTGTCATCTATAGTATTGACGGAATATTACGTTTAATTCAGGGTTGGTTCCAAAAAAACGACATACCACCAAAATATAAAATTATTAAAAGGACAATTACTATGAAAGCAATTAAAGAAACTTTCTTCCAGGATTTTTTCATTAGTAGACCTCCTTTATAGAAAATATTAACATCTATCGAAAATTTGAACAAAATAATCCTTTTCTAATAAAATATTACTAAAATATGGAAAAATGATATAATAATCCAAATTACACATTTAGTCCTACTGGAAGAACCAGCGGACATCGAACTATAAGAGCATTATTGATACTGCTCTGGAGTTTGGTGTTCGCTTTTTTGTTTTTATTAACAAAATATATAAGGGGTGTTTTTATATATGGCGCAATTAACTTTCTTACCTAAAATTGATCGCAAAGCAACACAGGTTCGTATAGAAGAGATTCTTGAAAACGTTCGTATTTATAGACAATTTGGGATGATTAGACATGAGATGAAGGTTACAGCATCTAGCGAGGTAAGATATCACGGTCCAACAAATATAGTAGGGAAGCCAGCTGAAGATATTGCTTTAGCAAATATTGCTATGAGTGAAAGAGAAGTGAAACTACAACGTTTATCTTTTCAAATTGATAAGGTATTAAGTCGTTTTAGTAAAAACCAAAGGGATATTATTGTAAAACGATATTTAGAAGATGAAGAGGTCTTTGATTACATGGTTTATAACGAAATTGGTATGAGTGAGCGTACGTATAGAAGAAATAAATCTAATGCTTTTTATAAATTAGCTTTTGCTCTTAGATTAGAAGTATATGAGGCAGAAGAAACTGGAGGCAATGAATAATGAATTTTGTTCAACCAATACGTGATCCAGAGCAAATACAGCAATTAAAAGATTATTTTAAGGAAAAGAGCTTACGTAATTACATTCTCTTCATTATGGGTATTAATACAGGCCTCAGAATCTCAGATATTTTGAAATTGAAAGTAGGAGATGTTAAAGGAAGTCATATATCTATGCGGGAAAAGAAAACAGGGAAACAGAAGCGAATACAAATTACTGCAGCACTGAAAAGAGAACTTAAATGGTTTATTGTAGAAAGAGAAGACAATGAGTATTTATTGCAAAGCAGACAAGGTAAGAATCGTCCAATTGGTCGTAGCATGGCATATAAGATATTAAGCGGAGCAGCGGCAGATTTCGGGTTAGATGAAGTAGGAACACATACGTTAAGAAAAACATACGGGTATCACATGTACATGCAAACAAAAAACATAGCATTACTCATGGAGATATTCAATCACTCGTCAGAGAAGGTCACGTTACGCTATATAGGTGTTAACCAAGATGCAATGGATAAAGCAATGACTAGGTTTAAAATCTAATCATTGCTTATTTCTTTTTAAATCTAAGAGTATAGAACAAAAAAGAAGGTTCCTTGGTGAGAGTACGGTTACCTCCCTTTTCCTTGCTACTGATAATGATAATTTGAAGGATTGAAATGATTAACTATGCAATAAAAGAAAGAAATTCTAGCAAAGCAGGATATTTGTGATTTGGGAATTTTTGATTATATAGATAAGTAAACGTAATGAATATAAGTAAAGTTGCTATTGAAAAAAGTAAAACATCAAGTGAGGTAAATAGCTTTCCTAAAATAGATAATAAGGATGAATCTTGCGAACTCATTAAGTAAGCCTCCTTGTATTTAATTTTTGATGTATAAATTTAAATAATATTTAGATCTAACTCTTGATATAAAATCTATGCATTTCTCTATTATAATGAGGTACTTATTATAATAGAGTTTAATCAATTTAAGAAAATTATAACAATTAAAATGATTTATGAGAAGCGAAATTTAAAAGAGAGCTGAGTTCGCCTAAGCTTATTATTATTGTATAAGATTTCTAAAAAATAATACTTTACAAACAATACACCTTTAATTAGAATAATTCATATAATTCGACGAAATACGACAAAATAAATGCGTTATCAATTTTCAGAAAAACAAGAATGTTAAATACCTTTTTGGGGTAGTTTCTGTATGAATTAGATAGGTAATAAAGTAAATATGCAATATGAATCAGGGTTTATAGAATTAATTTCTATGAATATTCGGAGAAAAGATGCTATTAAATCTTTCGCGTAACACAACACTAAAAGTTAGTCTTTTTAAATTAGCTCACACCAAGACAAAATTATGTATAACACAAGTAATAGAAAAACATAACTTATTTTTTGAAGGAGATACAGGAGATATGGGGAAGCTATTTAAAAAAAAATCTGTAACACAACTATTAGATCATAATAAGAGTAAGAATTTAACAAAGACATTAGGATTATTTGATTTAATTATGTTAGGAATAGGTTCCATAATTGGAACGGGAGTTCTTGTGTTAACCGGATTAGTAGCAGCAAGAGATGCTGGTCCTGCAGTTATTTTTTCATTTGTACTTGCAGCAATAGTATGTGGATTTATCGCTTTATGTTACGCAGAAATTGCTTCTGCACTTCCGACTTCAGGTAGTGTATATACGTACTCTTATGCGACGATTGGTGAGTTTGTGGCACATTTAGTGGGTTGGACGCTACTCTCAATTTATATCGTGGCTACAGCAGCGGTTGCTAGTGGATGGACAGGATATTTCCACAATTTAATAAGTGGATTGGGATTAGAGATACCCAAATCACTGGTATCGATTCCATCGCAAGGTGGTATTATGAATCTACCAGCAGTTGTCATTACACTAATTATTACATGGATGTTATCACGTGGTACGAAAGAAAGTAAACGTATCAATAACATAATGGTGTTAATTAAAATTGGAATGGTTATATTATTTATTGTAGTTGGTGTATTCTATGTAAAACCAGAGAACTGGGTACCGTTTACACCATACGGTTTAAATGGCGTTTTAGCTGGTGGAGCAGCCGTCTTTTTTGCTTTTATGGGGTTTGATATACTGGCAACTTCAGCAGAAGAAGTAAAAGATCCGCAACGAAACCTTCCCATTGGTATTATTGTATCATTAATTATATGTACAATCATATACGTTATAGTGTGCCTTGTTATGACAGGTATGGTTTCCTATAAAGAATTAAATGTACCTGAAGCAATGGCTTATGTAATGGAAGTCGTAGGACAAGATAAAGTTGCTGGTATAATTGCTGTAGGAGCAGTAATTGGTCTTATGGCTGTTATTTTCTCGACTATGTACGCAGCAACACGTGTATTCTTTGCTATGAGTCGCGATGGACTATTACCAAAATCACTTGCGAAGATTAATAAACAGACTGGAGCGCCAACTTTTACAATTGGACTCGCGGGAATAGGAAGCTCTTTAATAGCTGGATTTATTGATTTAAAAGAGTTAGCAAATTTAGTTAATATTGGCGGTTTGGTAACGTTCGCATTGGTTGGTGTATCAGTTATTATACTGCGTAAGACACATCCAAATTTAAAACGAGGCTTTATGGTACCGTTTGTACCTGTATTACCAATCATTTCAATTGTGAGTTGTGTATTTTTAATGCTAAATTTACCATTAAGAACATGGGTGTACTTCAGTATTTGGATAGCAATTGGTACTTTAATATATTTCATATATTCAATGAAACACAGTAATTTAAATGAGGAAACACTTTCGAAAGCAAATGATAAAATAGCGAAATAATTTTAATATCAAGTAATATAGATATTAATAAAATAGAAAAAGATGACTTTTGTTAAATATAGAAGTCATCTTTTTTGATTATTTGAGAAGTTTAAGGTTCTATCCGAAAATAGTTAGGAGAATAAAAAAGAAAGCAAAAACAGCTAAACATTCTTTTGCTGTTTTTGCTTATATAATTTCAATTAGAGGCACCGTTATACAGTTACTCATAAATTTCGTACTGTGTAACTCAAAAGAGAAAGTTAAATTAAATCAATGATATCAAGGACTGTGGCGTATGGCTCAGTTACACACAATATAAGATATGGGTAAGTGAAGCAACGGCATAAAACAAAAGCACAGTTTATCAAATGGACGTAAAGCTTCATTATCATCAAGTTAAGAAATTCATTGTTTCCAATTAATAGTATCCATTTTTATGTAGTTGTTATTGATTTTGAAAAAATAAAAAATCGCCTCATTAAAGGCGATTCATAGTTTATTCATTTTGCATTCTTTTGATAAGTAAGTATCTTTTAAATACAATGTTCTATATTAACGTCTTTCTGGTTCTTTTTCTTTTCTTCTAAGACCAAATAAACCTGCTAGTCCTAATAAACCAAGCCACGCCCAATTATTATTATCATCACGATCATTGTTCAAATCATTTGTTGTATTCACATTTCGAGTTCTAGTATCATTATTAACTCTATTCATGTTATTGTCATTAACTCGAGTTGTAATATTATTATTATTATTATTAACTCTATCCATATTATTTCCATCGTATTCAGCATGAACATTGGTACCAAAAACCATAATAGTTAGTAATAGAGCACTTAAAATAGATGAGAATTTTTTCTTCATAGTTTTCCCTCCTTTCATATTCAGTAATGTCTCCAGTTTCTTTAGACAATATTCGTTTGAAAATATATAAAACCATTTGAATTGAAATTATGATAAACATCTTTAATTTTTATTATTAAAAGTACTTATAATAATGGATTAAGTTAATTGAAATGTATTTATTATTTATAAGAATAAATTTTTAGTAACGGTACATTCTATGAGGGAAAATTACTATATTTGGGTAAGGTGTTCCGTATGAGTTATAAGAACTTATTTTCTTTAATCCAGAACATGGTTAGGAAAATTTTTTCTATAGTAAGTATTGTTGCTAAAAGTTTAATTTCTTTAAGGAGGAATATTTTTATGGGTATTTTAAGTGGAAATCCACAAAATGAACCAATGCACTACGGGGAAGTCTTTGGGATTTGGAGTTATCTTGCAGGAGCACAAGGCACAATTGCTGGATATCAAGTTCTTATTAACCACACAGGAGATGAGGACTTAAAGAAATTTTTAGAAAACCTTGTAGAGAATGATATCCAATCAGAGGTTGAAGAATTAAAAAACTTATTAAAATTAAATGGAGTTGCATTACCACCAGCACCTCCAGAAAGACCAGTTGCATCTATTGAAACGATTCCTCCTGGTGCTCGTATTAATGATGCGGAAATTGCAGCTAAAGTTTCTATGGATCTTGCTGCTGGGCTAGTAGCATGTAGTCAAGCTATGGGACAATCTCTTCGAGAAGATGTTGGAATGATGTTTGGTCAATTTCATATGAAAAAAGCACAAGCTGGAGCTATATTGCTTCGTCTGAATAAGAAAAAAGGTTGGATTATTCCACCTCCATTACATGTTCTACAATCAGATCAAGCATAATAACAAAAATAAAATTTAATCTATTCTTTATGGCTGTTGCAGTGAGGTAGTCTAAGGAAATAAAGGTTATTAGCGAATTAAAATAAGTGGCAGAGTCATGACCGCTTTTTGGCAGTAAATGTGCCGATTGTTTTGGGATTAGCATGTTATATTTGTATTGTGAGTAGTGGCGGAAAATAACGCTCACAAGATTCCTGATAATTGAAAATGGATCGTCATGACCGGTGGCGGTGGTTGTAGATTGGATGAACAATTGTTTCTTGTTTTTACATTCAATTGCAATTCACATTGTGTAGATGGAGAAGGGCTTTTGCTCTTCTTCCAGTTACTTAATATTGTGGGAGTGAATGAATGTAACGGTATTAAGTGATTGAAACAAGAATAAATACCGTATTTATATAGTAATAACAAAAGATTTTGACGAAAGAGCAACTGGTGCACGGTTGCTCTTTCATTATGCAAAAATTGCATGAGTAATGTCAGGATTAAAATAATAGCATATTATCTTTCTCGATGTACATATTAAGTAAAGTATTTAATATCATACATAAAAGGCGGGGTAATATGAGTGAAAATAAGAAAAGTAAAGAATTGAATAAGGTGAAGAAGTATTATTTTAATGAGGATAATCAGCCAGTAGCTGGCATAGAGTTAACTTTGCCGCCTGATATAGGAAGTATGTTAGACCCGAAATCAGAAGATGATGATGAAAGTAGAGAAAGTAATAATGAACAAGTTTAATCTAAGCATCCATTCGGGTGCTTTTTATTTTGGTTAAGGAGTGAGGGGAATTGGATAGCTTTTTAAATGGTAGAATCGCTGCACTTGGTCTTATACCCATCGATAAGAAAGCATACATCAAATACTTTAAGCCTAATGAGAAGGCGTATAAGAAGGTTGGGATTGATGTTAATCGATTTAAGTATTATAAGCTGTATGAACAGAAGCCGATGTTTTACTCTGTAGAATATCTCACGCAAACACCAATAAAAGATTTATTGGAAAGAGATAGAGGAAATCAAACACGCTGGGTAAAGACAGATGAAAGAATATAAAACCAAACAAGAGAAGCGTAAGTTCTATGACAATGGTGAGTGGAAGAGTATACGCGAGCAAGTAAAGAAGCGTGACAACTATGAATGTCAGGAATGTAAACGGAATGGTCGTGTTCAAACAGACAATAATGAATACAGTGAGAGTGCCAAGCGTAAAAAGATACAACTCGTTGTCCATCATATAAAAGAACTAGAACATCATCCAGAACTTGCGTTAGAAATAAACAATTTAGAAACAGTATGTGTGGATTGCCACAATAAAGAACACGGTAGAACATTCAAAAAGAAACAGAATAAATGGGAACACGATGAAAAGTGGTAAAAATGATTCGAAAACAGTCCCCCCCTTAAAATATTTCATCAAAAAATGCTCTAAGGGGCACCGGAGGAGGGGGTCGTTTTTCCAGATTTTTAAGTTGTTTCGTATAGGACCCCTACCCAGTATGAAAATATGATTGAATCGAGGTGATATTATGGCGGATATTGATGAGCGTGAGGTGCTAGTTAACAAAGAAAAAAATCGTTTGAAAAGATTATTTAAAGACATCCCACCTAGTAAGTTAAAAGTGGTTGAAGGATTAATTATTCAGGCAGCAAGATTACGAGTTTTATTAAATGAGATGTGGATGGATATATCTGAGAATGGTGACTATGAAATGTTCTCACAATCTGATAAAACAGAGCCGTATGAAAGAGAACGACCTGTTGCCCGGTTATATAATACCCGTGATCAATCATATCAAAGGGTCATTAAACAACTAACGGATTTGTTGCCAGAAGGAAATAATAAAAAAGAAATTAAGAAATATTCGGCAAGTGATTTAATATGATTGTTCATAAGTATGTAAGTGAATATATAGAACTATATGAAATAGGAACAGTGGTATTAAATAAAGAACGTATCATGCTTATAAATTATTTAAAGCAAGATATATTAACCCGTAATGATTTACATTTTGATGTGGATTTAATTCATAAATGTGTAACTTTCATAGAAAAGTGGCATTTCAAATTAAATTCCTTTCAGAAATTTTTAATAGCATTTGTGTTTTTGTTTGATGAATATGAGGATGTTTATTTTGATCAACACTTCTGGATGATGGCAAGGGGTGCTGGTAAAAACGGATTGATTAGTGCATTGACACACTTCTTTATTAGCGAGTTGCACGGTATTGAGCATTACAATGTATCAGTAGTTGCTAATACAGAAAGACAGGCTAAAACTTCTTTTATAGATGTTTATGAAAAGAATAAAAAACATGAAATATTAGACGAGTTATTTGTATCAACAAAACAATTGATAACAAATAAAGCTACTCGTTCGACTTTTGAATTTCATACGTCTAATGCAGGGAGTAAAGACTCGTTAAGGGACGGGTGTGTTATTTACGATGAGATACATAGATATGAAAATAGCGATGTTGTAGAAGTGTTCTCTAGCGGTTTAGGTAAAGTTCCTAACTCTAGGGAATTTTTTATTACCACAGATGGATTTGTTCGTGAGGGGTATCTTGACAAAATGAAAGAGCGAGCTATGAATATCCTGAAAGGGAAAGAAAAAGAAGATAGATTGTTTCCTTTTATTTGTAAGCTTGATAACGCTGAAGAAGTAGATAATCCTGATATGTGGGAAAAAGCAAATCCGATGTTTAGTAAGCCAATGAGTCAATACGCTAGAGGATTGTTTAAGAAAGTTATGCGTCAGTATAAAAATCTAGAAAACGATCCGTCTAATAGAGAAAATTTCATGACTAAGAGGATGAATATACCGGAAGTAGATTTAACAAAGTCTGTAGCTTCATGGGAAGAAATCATGCGTACTGGTTTTGAAGAAGATGGAGAAACACTGAGAGAAGTTCCGGATTTAAAGCACAAAGTAGCTGTAGGCGGTCTCGACTTCGCCAGCATCAAAGACTTCGCAGCAGTCGGCTTGCTATTTAAACATGGTGAAGATTATATATGGAAAGGTCATTCATTTGTACGTAAAGGATTCTTGGACAAGGTGAAATTAAAAGCGCCTATTTATGAATGGGCTGAAAATGGCTTACTAACTATTGTGGATGAGCCGGTTATTAATATCTCTCATATTGTGGATTGGTTTGTAAAAATGCGTGAGATATACGGATTTAACACAATAGTAGCTGATACATTCCGTCTTGATCTTGTTAAAACAGCACTTGAAGCTGAAGGCTTCATATTGTTATACATTCGTAACCCAAAAGCTATTCATTCTTTATTAGCGCCGAGGGTAGAAACGTTATTTGCAAACAATCGTATTATTTTTGGTGATAATCCATTAATGCGTTGGTACACCAATAACGTCTACGTCCACATCAAAAAAGACGGCAACAAAGAATATTTGAAGAAAGATGAATTTAAGAGAAAAACAGATGGATTCCAAGCCTTTATCCATGCATTATGGCAAGCGGATAACATTCTTGTGGATGAATTCGACTTTATGTTAGACGGTATTAAATTCTAATAAGGGGGGTGATAATCATTGGATGGTTGGACGCAGTATTTAAAAGAAATAGTGAAGTAGGATTTATGTTTGATGTGGAAATGTTTATCGAAAAGGCAAATAGAGTCCATATGAAGCGACTAGCGATTGATACATGTATTTCTTTTTTAGGAAGAACAATAAGTCAGTCGGAATTCAGAGTGAAAAACGGTGAAGAATTTGAAAAGGATGAGCTTTATTACCGATTAAATGTTAGACCAAATAAGAATATGACAGCAAGTACCTTTTGGGAGAGTTTCATTTATAAACTTATTTATGATAATGAAGCTTTGATTGTCCAAGCGGATGATGGTGATCTACTTATTGCTGATGACTTTGAACATAACGAATATGCTGTGTTTGAAGATACTTTTACAAATGTCACTGTAAAAGATTATCAGTTTAAGAGAAGTTTTAAACAAAGTGAAGTCATTCATTTAAGATACAGGAATGATAAGTTATCACCTCTTATCGATGGTTTGTTTACTGATTATGGTGATTTATTCGGTAGAATATTAAGTTCTCAAAAACGTAAGAATCAAATTCGTGGAACAGTTGATATGGACATGCTCGCTGCAAAGAGCAAAGAACACCAATCAAAACTGCAAGAGTTCATTGATAACATGTACAAAGCGATTGGAGAAAAAGATGTCGCTATCATTCCACAACAACCAGGTTTTAAGTATGCTGAAACGTCAGGTGGAGCAAATTCTGGGCAGAGTGTGGAGGAAATTAATAAAGTAACAAATGGCTTCTTAAATCAAGTAGCAATGGCTTTTGGTATTCCAACTGCTTTGATATATGGCGAAATGGCTGACGTTGAGAAGCAAACGAAAAATTATATGCTTTTCACAGTGAAACCTTTATTAAAAAAGATTTCTGATGAAGCAAACGTTAAATTTTTTGAAGAAGAAGAGTATCTTTCAGGTCAAAAAATTGAAGTTAAAGCTGTTTCTTATCAAAGTATATTTGATCTTGCAACAAGCATCGATAAACTCATTTCTTCAAGTGCATTTACAGGGAATGAGATTCGATTAGAAGTAGGATATGAAGTTTCTGATGATCCTAACTTAAATACACATCATATTACGAAAAACTATACGAAACTAACTGAATCTGAAGGAGGTGAGAATACAAATGACGGTGAAAATTGACGTTAAAGGACCAATTATTTCGAATGATGAAGCTTGGATTTATGATTGGTTTGAAATGGATGCTGCAAGCCCAGGTAAAATTTCAAAAGAACTAACTAATGCCAATGGTGATGATTTAATTGTATCGATTAACAGTCCTGGTGGTTATGTGCACGAAGGATCAGAAATTTATACAGCATTAAAAAATTATCCTGGTAATGTGGAAGTTCAAATTGTTGGTTTGGCTGCAAGTGCAGCTTCTGTTATTGCGATGGCTGGTGATAAAGTCCGAATTTCACCTACAGCACAAATTATGATTCATAATGCTTCAATGTGGAATGGTGGAGATCATCGTGACATGGAAAAGGCAGCTGAAATGTTGAAAACAACAGATAGAGCAATTGTAAATGCTTATGTCATTAAAAGCGGTAAATCAGAAAAGGAACTACTTAATATGATGGCTGAAGAGACTTGGATGGGGCCGCAACAAGCATTAGAAAATAATTTTGTGGATGAAATTATGTTTATGGATAATCAGGTTAAAATGACAGCTTCAACTGCTACTGCCACCATGCTTCCGCAGAAAGTAATCGATGGCTTTAGAAATGGAACAATGAACAAAGGCCAAGGGATTACAAAAGAAGATTTAAATGCAGCATTATCAGGATTAAAAAATGAAATCCTGAATGATTTACAAAACAATATAGAAGAACCAAAGGAGCCGCATCCTAAACCTGTAAAAAACAGTGGGATTAAAGGGCTCCTTTTAAAATTATAAAAATTGGGGGAAACACATAATGACGATTAAATTTAATAAATCTGAAGCATTTAATAAAGCAAAAGCAAAATTGACGGACACTTTAACTAACGCGGAAAGTACAGAACAAGAACAAACGTCAGCGTTTGAAGGTTTCTTTGATGCACTACAAACAGATGTAGCAAATACGGTCCGTGAACAAGTAAATAACGATATGCTTGATCGTTCAATTTTACAGCAACGTGGTCAAAATGTTTTAACTTCAGCAGAAACAAAATTCTTCAATGCAGTTGTTAAAGAAGGTGGATTTACAGATGGCTCAATCCTTCCTGTAACGACTCAAGAGCGTGTGTTTGAAGATTTAGTTACAGAACATCCCTTATTAGCTGAAATTGGTTTGCAAGATTTAGGAGCAGTTACGAAGTTTATTTACTCTGATGCAACGAAGGCGTATGTATGGGGCGAATTATTCGGGGAAATCCGTGGGCAAATTGATGCTATCTTCAAACAAGAAAAAATTGGTCAACTTAAATTAACTGCATTTGCAGCAATTCCAAATGATATGAAGGAACTTGGCCCGGAATGGATTGAACGTTATGTTCGAACTGTTTTAGTAGAAACATATTCAGTCGGTCTAGAATTTGGCTTTATTAATGGTGGCGGATCTGTAGCACATCAACCAGTTGGTTTAATGAAAGATGTAAATCCAGAAACAGGCGCTGTTACTGATAAAAAATCTTCTGGTAAACTAACATTTGCTCCGTCTGATAAAGGGGTAATTGTAGCAGGCGAACTTTATGAAGTTGTAAAAGCTTTATCTGTTGATGCAAAAGGGAAATCCAGAAAAGTATTAAATAAAATTGTAATGGTAGTTAACCCGATTGATGCGATTGGCGTACAAGCACGTAATACAATCCAGACCGCAACAGGTCAATGGGTAATGGCATTGCCTTATAACATTAAACCTGTCGAGTGTGAGGAAGTTCCTGTTGGTAAAGCATTATTCTTTGTAAAAGGACAATATATTGCTGCAATCGCAGGTGGATACAAGCTAAAAGAATTTGATCAAACATTAGCTTTCGAAGATGCTACCCTTTATACAATTAAACAATTTGCTAATGGGAAACCGAAAGATAATAAAGCGGCTCTTGTTTACGATTTAGAAATTTCATTTACACCATCTACAGAAACAAAAACTAAATAAAGGGTGAAGTGAATGAGAAACGCAACAATTTCAGATGAAATATTGCAAGAATTTAAAGAGAGGATGCACTTAGGAGATGAGGAAGATGATAACTTAAAACGCATCCTTTTTACGTCTAACAAGGTATTAATTAGGGTTTGTGGGAATTATGATTTAAATAAAGACGAGGAGTTCAAAGAATTAGTCTTTGAACGCTCTCGTTATGTTTATAACGATGCATTAGAGTATTTTGACAAGAATTTTTCAAGTCAGATTAATAGTTTAGGTATTGATAAAGCATTAGAAGAAATTAAACTGGACGGTGAGTAATATGCGTCCTTTTCAGTATAAAAAACCACTGAATACAGGTGACTTTAGAAATCGAATTCGCATTGAACAACCTGAAATAATAAAAGATGAATTGAATCAAGCAATTGAAACAGGTAATTGGGAAGAAGTTAAAAGTGCATGGGCAATGATAAAAACGGTGAAAGGGTCTGAGTATATTGAAGCTTCAGCTTCACAGTCTACACGAATTTATCGGTTTGTAATTCCTTATACAACAGGTATTACAGAATTAATGCGAATTAATATGAAGAATCGTATCTTTGACATTATCGAACCGCCAATGAATGATGATGAAATGTATCAAACATTGACTATTATCGCAAAGGAGCATGTTTAATATGAGTAATTTTGCGAGTGATCTTGCAAGAGAATTGCAAAGATATGCAAATGTTGTGGAAGAAGAATTAACAACTGCACAAGAAGATGTAGCTGATATTGCTGTAAACAAGTTAAGACAAAATAGTCCTAAAAAAACAGGTGGTTATCGTAAAGGTTGGCGTAAGAAAAAAGTAGATAAAGCCGTTGTTATCCATAATACAAAAGGGCAATTAACGCATCTTTTAGAAAATGGCCATGCGAAAGCTAGTGGTGGCCGAGTACCGGAGAAAGTGCATATTCGTCCCGTTGAAGAGTATGTAATTGATGAATTGCCAAAACGTATTGAAAGGGCAATTGAATCATGACATTAACATTAGGAGAATTTATAAAAATTCTTGAAGCTACAGGCTATCCTGTGGCTTATTCGCATTTCATAGCAACACCAGGTAATCCAGTTCCGGCGCCACCGTATATCTGTTTTCTTGTGGATGGGTCAGCAAATTTAATGGCTGATAACAAGGTGTATCACAAGATAAATGATGTAAATATAGAGCTTTATACAACTAAGAAAGATGTAGTTGCGGAAGCCAAGCTAGAACAAGTTCTAGATGATCACGAGATTCCTTATGACTCGTATGGGACTTTTATTGAATCTGAAAATATGTATCAAAAATTTTATGAAACGAGGTTGATATAAATGAATGAAAATAAAGTAGCATTTGGCTTAAAGAATGTCCATTATGCGCTTTTCGATATTAAAGATGGTGTAGTTACATTTAATACACCAATTCCATTACCTGGTGCGGTTGAATTAACGTTTGATCCACGAGGGGATTTAATTGAATTCTACGCTGATGACATGCTTTATTACGCTGCAAGTAATAACCAAGGGTATGATGGAACGCTTTCTATTGCGACTATTCCGGAACAATTTGCAATTGATGCACTAGGAGAGGAATTAGACGAAGAAGATGGTGTGTTAAATGAGTTAGCGGATGCTAAAGGAAAATCATTTGCATTATTATTTGAATTTGATGGCGATGTACGAGCAACTCGACACGTTATGTTTAACTGTTCTGCAAGTCGTCCAACACTTGCATCTAAAACGAAAACAAATTCAGCGGAGCCAAATACAAATGAACTTAAATTTGTATCCAGCCCTATTGATATTAATGGAAAACGTATGGTTAAAACGAAAACTACTACTAAATCAAAAACAGATATTTATAATAATTGGTACAAAAAAGTGTATACAAAAGTACCTGCATTACCAAAAGGAGCGTAAGTAGATGGAAAAGACAATTACAATAGACGGAAAACAGGTCAAATTAAAAGCTAATGCAGCATCAGCCAAGCGATATAAGGCGCAATTTAGACGGGATTTATTTGCCGATATGTTTAAATTAGGAGCTATAGGTACATTCGCTTCACAAGATGCAACAGAAGGCACTATTGATTTTTCTAACTTAGATTTCGATAAAGTAGATTTTGAAGTTTGTTACGATTTAGTTTGGTTATACGCTAAAACAGCTGATCCTGAAATTCCAGACCCGATGACTTGGTTAGAAGGGTTTGATGAGTTTCCTATTTACGATATAATGCCGGAAATTAATGAGATGGTTCAAAAAACAATGGGAGCAAAAAAAAAGTAAAGAAAATTAATGAAGAGCAAGGGACTTTCAGTGATGAAGAATTAAGCACTGAATTGTTCCTTGCTCTTTGCTATGAAGCAAAGCTTACATATTGGGACTTAGAAGTGATGACGATTGGTGATTGTTTTGATTATATCGCTGAGTATGCTGAAATGAAAAATCCAGGAAAAGAAAAAGTTCGAAAAGCAACTCAAGAAGACTTTAATGCTTTCTAAGAAAAAGGGGTGAGATAATGGCAGGAGGAAAAATTAAAGGAATTACGATTGAAATTGGAGGGAATACGCAGCCGTTACAAAATGCCTTAAAAGACGTGAATAAGCAAAGTGATTCTTTGACTAAAGAGTTAAAAGATGTTGAACGTTTGTTAAAGTTTGATCCCAGTAACGTTGAGGCACTTGCTCAAAAGCAACAGTTGCTTACACAACAAATTGAAAAAACTACACAAAAGCTCGATAAATTAAAAGAAGCGGAGCAACAGGTTCAAGAGCAATTTCAAAATGGGAAAATCTCAGAAGAGCAGTACCGCGCATTTAGGCGTGAAATTGAATTTACACAAGGGTCACTTGATGGTCTGAAAAACAAGCTCGGTAATATGAAAGCCGAACAAGAAAATGTAGCAAGTTCAACACGGCAATTAGAAACTTTATTTAGTGCTACAGGAAAAAGTGTTGATGATTTTGCGAGCGCATTAGGTAATCGTCTTGTAAATGCAATTAAAAGTGGATCGGCTACAAGTCGACAGTTAGAACAAGCAATTGGTCTTATTGGTCGTGAAGCTTTAGGAACTGAAGCCGATATTGAAAAATTACAACGCGCCCTCCGATCTGTGGATGCCGGAAACTCTATTCAACAAGTACAAAATGAGTTAAGAGACTTACAACAAGAAGCTGGCAGAACCGAGAAGAAGTTTGAAGGTCTAAAAGTGGGATTAGAGAATGTTATCGGTGGATTAGCAGCAGGTGGTGGAATTGCAACAGCTGTTGAAAAAGCACTTGATATGTCAAAATTGAAAACCAAAATTGATATATCATTTGATGTCCCTGAATCCTCGAAAAAATCAGTAGAAGAAGCAATAAGAGGCGTAACAGCTTATGGAGTGGATGCTGAAGAATCACTTGCTGGTGTACGTAGGCAATGGGCTTTAAATAAAGATATTAGTGATGAAGCGAATGCATCTATCGTTAAAGGTGCAGCAACAATCGCGCAATCCTATGAAGGTATAGATTTTACAGAGTTGATTCAAGAAACCTATGAAATAGGAAATGAATTAGGAATAACGCAAGATAGTGCTCTTGGTATGGTTGATGCTTTGTTAAAAATGGGATTTCCGCCAGACCAGTTAGACATTATTGCTGAATATGGTAGTCAGTTAACCCGTGCAGGCTTTAAAGCTGAGGAAGTCCAAGCAATTATGGAAGCTGGTGTTGAAACTGGTAGTTGGAATATCGATAATTTATTGGATAAAGTATTGTCCCTATGAATGGTGACATTCATAGAAAACTCCTTTAAAACGGTGGAACTCTCTTTTGTAGAGACAATACCGTGCCAAGCATTTAATAAATCAAAGATGTTATTTACTTTATAAATTCAGATGTATTTTCCTTATGGATGATTTAACTTTTACATTGATAAGCCGTTTTATTGTTAATAATTTTAAAATTATTCAATAATCCTCTCTGTTACTGTAAGATATTGTATTAGGAGTGAGGTTATGGATAGAAGATTTTACATTTATGAATGGATAAGACTTGATACTAACGAACCTTTTTATGTAGGAAAGGGTAGTGGTAATCGAGCATATCAAATTGACAAAAGTAGAAATAGGTATTTTAAAAATATTTTAAACAAAACTGAGGTAGCTGTTGCTATCATATCTAATAATTTAACCGAAAAAGAAGCTTATGATGCTGAAGTTTGGTTCATTTATGAATATAAGCATATTTTAAACTACAAACTTGTTAATTTAGATGATGGAGGACTTGGTGCAGTAGAAGGAAAGTTTAACCACATGTATGGTCGGAAAGGGTCATTACATCCGAATTACGGCGTGGTTGTGTCAGAGGAAACCCGCAGAAAACAAAGTCTAGCTCGTTCGGGGAAAAGAAATGGGATGTACGGAAAACGTGGGGATTTAAGCCCTATATACGGACGTAAGAGAAATGAACAAGAGCGTGTAAATATAAGCCAGGCATTAAAAGGAAAAAAGAAATCAGAAGAACATAAACGAAACTTAAAAATAGCTAGAGAGAAAATGGAGATAAGTGGAAGTAATAACCCGAACTATGGAAACGGTCAAGCTATTGCAGGAGGTAAAAATCCTGCTGCTGTAAAAGTTAAAGTTACTGACAATCTGGGAAATGTTACAATCTATGAAACGAAAGAAATAACAAGTAAACAATTTAAAATAAGTTTATATTTATTAACTAAGTTATTAGGTAAGAAAATTTCTGTAGAAGATGATTTTAATAGGCAAAAAAGTAAATATCGTCATTTAGAGGGATATAAATTTGATTTGTTAGATGAAGGTGTAACGACTAGTCGAAAGACGTACACTATAAGCGAATGATAGTGGAAATGGGGAGCATCTAGGCACTACTCTTTGCTTAGATGATGATATAGTCTGGTCTTACTGGTGACAGTAAGCGGTCCTTAGGGGACGGGTGAAGTATTGCGAACTTTACTGAACATATCGGGTTTAAAAGAGGGACGAATTCAATTAACTGAATTCGCACAAGGAGCTGATAAGGCCTTAAAAGAGGCGCTTGACGGTTCTGGTATTGCAACTGAACAAATAGAAAAATGGGGAGCATCTGTCGCTAAAGGCGGAAGAGATGGCGCAGCAGCGATGGTAGAAGTAGCTAAAGCTATTGACGGAATAGAAGACCCAGTTAAGAAAAATCAGGTTGGGGTTAAAGTTCTAGCCACTATGTTTGAAGATCAAGGTCAAAATTTAACAAACACTTTAATTGAAGCTTCTAAGAAAACAAAAGATCTTCAACAAAACCAAGACAACTTAAATGAATCTGTTAAAAAATTAGATGCAAATCCAGCTGTAAAGTTCCAAAAAGCGATGGGCGATTTACAAATGGCTCTTGAACCTATACTAGGAGTAATTGCTGATGTTGTTGCTAGTATTGCTGATTGGATTTCTAATAATCCAGAATTAGCAGCGACATTAGCGGCAGTTGCAACGGCTATTGGAGTAATTTCAGGGGCACTTATGGCTATTGCACCAATTGTTGTATCGGTCATGGGGGTATTTGAAATTGGGGCCGCCGCGGCACTAGGTATAGTTGCTATTGTTCCTATTATCATAGCCGCTATAGTTGCTCTTGGAGTGGCTATTTATAAAAACTGGGATGATATTAAAAATTGGACAATACAAGCATGGGATTCTATTAAAGAGTACTTAGTAGAGCTTTGGGACGGGATATCCCAATCCTGTAGTGAAGCATGGACTTCATTTTTAGAAGCAATGCATGAATTTTTTGATCCGATAGGTCAATTTTTTAGTGATTTATGGAAGGGTGTAAAGCAGGCGTGTAGCGATGCATGGAATTCTACTGTTGAATTCTTTTCTGAAGCATGGTCTTCTTTCGTAGAAATGATGCATAGTTTCTTTGATCCGATAGGCGAATTCTTTAGTAGTTTATGGTCTGGCATTGTTGAAACTGCTTCCTCCTGGTGGTCCTCTTTAGTTGAAACAGCATCTGAATTGTGGGGAACATTAACGCAAGCATGGCAAGAAACATGGGATACAATTCTTACTGTTTTAGATCCAATTATTTCGGCAGTTTCTACCGTTTTAGAAGCTGGTTGGTTGTTAATACAGGCAGGTGCACAAATTGCATGGGCGGCAATCTGTCAATATATTATTCAACCGATTCAGGAAGCTTACGACTGGGTAAGTACACAAATCGGTGAAATGGTCACTTGGCTTGGTACACAATGGGAAATTGCAAAAGCTATGGCACAAATTACTTGGGGACTATTTAAGCAATATATTATTCAACCGGTTCTAGACACTTGGAACTTAGTAAAAGAAAAGTTCAGTGATTTAGTTTCTTGGCTAAATTCACAATGGGAGACAGTTAAATCATATACATCAGCAGCATGGGGTTTATTTAAACAATATATTATAAAACCTGTACAAGATACTTGGAATTTAGTAAAAGAAAAGTTTAGTGATTTATCCAATTGGATGTTAGGAATTTGGGCGAAAATAAAAGGTTATACACTTGAAGCGTGGAAGATGGTTTACACATACATCGTTGAACCAGTTATTTCAGCTTATAATTCTGCAAAAGAGAAATTCAATGATATGTACAACACAGCACTGGAAAAATTTGATTCTGTTAAGAATGCAGCTCAAGAAAAATTTGAAGCGGCAAAACATTTTATTATAGATCCAATTAAAGATGCAGTTGACAGCATAGAAAAATTCATTGGAAAGATCAAAGGATTCTTTAGTGACTTGAAGTTAAAAATTCCAAAACCAGAAATGCCGCCTCTTCCACACTTCAGCATACAAACTAGTACGAAAAACATTTTAGGAAAAGATATTACATTTCCGTCCGGCCTCAATATAGATTGGCGTGCAAAAGGTGGTATCTTCACTAAACCGACTATCTTTGGAATGAATGGCGGAAACTTGCAAGGTGCAGGAGAAGCCGGAAAAGAAGCGGTTTTACCATTGAATAAAAAGACACTTGGAGATATTGGTGCAGGAATTGTAGCAGCCATGCCACGACAACAATTTGTTATGCCGGGAGAAATAAATCAATTAATGGGTGACATGAGCCGTATGATGGCTAGTTCTGTGAGTCAATTATCAGGATTAAAGAGTGTCATGAGTGGTGTGTATGGAAGCATGTCAAATAGTAGACAAGCTATGGCAAGCAGCGTATCGAATCAAGTGATTAATTACGGATCTGGTTCATCTTCTAGTGGTGGAGTAATTCCAATGCTTGGTGGAGATTTAGTTGTTGAAGTTCCAGTTATTTTAGAGGGAAGAGATGTGGCACGTGGTACTTATCGATATACAACCGAGTATCAAGATAGAGAAGAAAAAAGAAACTCAGCCTTTTAGGTTTGGGTTTCTTTTATTTTAGAGAGAAGTGGGGTGACGGTATGAGTTCTTTTACATTTAACAATATACGTAAGGGTTTTATTCAAATCGAAAAAGGATGGAAAAGACCAGCTTGGGCGCCATTAAAGCGAAAATTTCTAAGTGTTCCAGGTTATCCAGGTGCAAGATTATTAACGACAGAAACTGAAATGCGAGTTTTACCTGTTCCGGTCGGAATTATTGTTCCTGATGGATCTGACCTAGAAACATTAAAAGAAGAAATAGCAGAGTGGTTAATTACAGAAAAACCTGTTGAATTAGTCTTTGATGTAACACCTGATAGGACATACCTGGCGGTTATTGATGAAGATTTTGATCCTGAGGATTTTATTACTTTAGGTAAAGGTACTTTGAATTTTGTTTGTCCAATGCCATATAAGTTAGGGCCTACTAAAACATTAGAATTTGAAATGGATGGGCGTGGGTTAATAGCAAATTTTCAAAACAAAGGAAGTGTAGAATCCAATCCAATTATAGAGGTTGAAGTGACAAAACCTTCTACATTTCTTGATGTATGGAATGGAACGAATTATTTTCGCATTGGATATCCATTAAAAGCAGACCAAGTTCCAGTTGAAAGAAAGCAACGTGTGTTATGGGACGAGATGGAGACAACCATAGGATGGACGGATGTACCTAAAACTGAGGGCATGACTGGTGGAGGAAAGTTTAAATCAGATGGATACCGTTTTATGGCCGAGTATCTAGGTGAACCTACAGTAAAAGGATGGCATGGTTGCATAGCCAAAAAGAATATTCCACAAGGACCATTACAGGATTTTATCATGCAAGCTTATGTACACATTAATAGTTATCATTGGGATCAAATGGGGCGTGTGGAAATCGGTCTTCTTGATGAAAATAGCGAGTATGTAGCCCGTATATCAATGAGTGATGTCCAATGGGAAGCGGAGCAAAACAGTGGATTTGCTAGTGTGGGGAACAGTAAGAAACCTGGTGGGCAAGTTTTAATTAATGAACATGGAGATCATCCAGATACTTGGACTAATTTTAGAGGGCGATTATGGCTCGCTAGGACCGGTAATAGATGGGAAGCGTATATTTCTAAGTTTATATTAGGTACTGAAATCGATGATGCTGAAAGGTTCGTTGTCTGGTTTGATGAAAATAACGTGAATATGAATAAAGTCACTCAAGTACAAATCAGCATTTCTCAGTTCTCTAACAACATGTTTTGTTCGCAAATGTCTATTGACGATTTGAAAATTTGGAAGGTTAACATGAATACACAAAATAATCCTCCTTATATCTTTGATGTTGGTGACAAAGTAGTTATTGATACTGAGCGAAGTCTTGTAACGATAAATGGTAAAAGTGCTATTAATCTAAAAGATATATTTAGTGACTATCCTGTTATTCATAAGGGTTCGAATAAACTAGAAATCATGCCTTCAACTGTTGGAACAGCCAAAGTAATGTATAGGGAGCGATTTAGATGAGGACACCAAGTGGAATCTTACATGTTGTTGATTTTAAAACGAGTCAAATTGTTTCCAATATACAACCAAAAGATTATTGGGACGATAAACGACATTGGGAAATAAAAAATAACATTGATACATTAGAGTTTAAAGTGTTTGATAATACAGATCATGCAGTGACACTCATGCAGCAAAATTTAGTTTTAAAAGAAGTTCGTGATGGTCGCATTGTTCCATATGTAATTACTGAAGCTGAAAAAGATTCAGATGATAGATCAGTCATTGCTTATGCATCTGGGGAATGGATTCAACTCGCGAAAGCTGGCATTATCAATCCACAGAAGATTGTAGGTAAAACAGTCAATGAGTTTATCGATATAGCTCTTGTGGGTACGAAATGGAAAAGAGGAAAAACAGAATACGCTGGCTTCCACACTATGAAGATTGATGAATTCATAGATCCACTCAAATTTTTAAAAGACATTGCATCCTTATTCGATTTAGAAATTCAATATCGTGCAGAAGTTGTAGGGTCTCAAATTGTTGGTCGTTATGTAGATATGGTGAAAAAGCGAGGACGTGATACAGGTAAAGAAGTAACTTTTGGTAAAGATTTGATGGGTATCAAACGAATTGAGAATTCCCAAAACATCTGTACAGCCCTATTAGGGTTCGTAAAAAAAGAAGGTGGAGACTTTATAACCATCTCTAGTATTAATAATGGAATTCCTTATCTTGTAGACAATGATGCATTCCAGCGATGGAATGAACGAGGACAACATAAATTCGGATTCTATACACCGGAGACAGAGCAAGATATAACACCACAACGTTTAATGACTCTTATGAAAACAGAGATAAAGAAACGCGTTAATACATCTGTTTCTTATGAAGTAAATGCACAAAGTATTGGTCGTGTATTTGGACTAGCTCATGAGCTGATTAATGAGGGGGATACAATCCGAATAAAAGATACAGGATTTACACCGAAACTTTATTTAGAAGCACGGGTAATCGCTGGTGATGAATCATTTATTGATCCTTCACAAGATAAATATGTATTCGGAGATTATCGAGAAATTGTGGATGCTAATGAAGAATTACGTAAGCTCTATAATAAAGTCCTGGCTTCATTAGGTAGTAAACAAGAAACTTTAAATCAGCTAGATAAGTTGGTTAAAGAGACTGCTGAAAAAGTAAATGATGCTCAAAAAGAATCTGAATTCGCTAAGAAACTGGCTGAAAAGGTCCAGGAAAACCTGAAAAATAATACGGTAAATATTATTGAAGCTAAAAATCCACCGACCAATAATCTTATAGTAGGTAAAACATTATGGAGAGATATTAGTAATGGTAAACCTGGTATTTTAAAAGTGTGGAACGGTAAGGATTGGGAACTTCTTATTCCTGATGTAGAGTCAGTAAAGGAAGAAACACTGAAACAAGTTAATAAAGATATTCAGCTCACAAAAGAAGAATTAAATAAGAAAGTGGAAGAAGCGCAAAACGAAACTTCAGGACAATTCAAGGAAGTTAAAAATAGTCTCCAAGAAGTTTCGCAAACTATTAAAAATGTACAAAACTCTCAAGGTGAAATTAATAAAACTGTTTCTGAAATGAAACAAACTAACGAGAGTTTTACTAAATCTATTGAATCATTAACAAAAAAAGATGGTGAAATCACTGGAAAATTAAATACAGTGGAAGATACAGTTGAAGGTACAAAACAAACTATTGCCGATGTGAAGCAAACAACAAACGTTTTAACAAAAACAACAAATGAAATAAAGAACACGGCGACTTCAAATAAGCGGACCATTGAACAATTACAAACCGACATGAGTAACATTTCTGTAGGTTCAATTAATCTAGCAAGCGATTCAGAAACAGGGTTAAACAAACAGAATATGACTGGAACATGGTCAGACAGTAAACAAATGACTCTTTCTAATAAGATTAATTACAGAAATAAGACGTTTACTATTTCTTTTTTATTCACTGGGAAAATGACTAAACTTAATACAAATCCTTGGTTCGGTGTAGAAACGGCAATAACTTATACAGACGGAGAGCAAGAATGGAAATCTGTACGTGCAGACTCACAATTAAAGATTAATGTAGATTATAAGGACGAGCCTCTAACTGTTACATTCAAAACAAAAGATAAGGATGTAACTCAAATTAGGTTTTATTACTCTGGAAGAAATATTGATGGTAATTTAAACTCACATCATGCGAAATTGGAAGAGGGGAACATAAGAACTACATGGCAGCCTGCTAATGATGAAGTTACTTCTAAAGAAACGTTCACGAAAAAAACAACTGAGATTGAGCAAAGTGTGAATGGAATCAAAGAAAGTATTAAAACGGTAGAAAAAACACAAACCTCTTTTAATGAACGTGTTAACACTGTAGAAAAGGATGCAGAAGGAACAACTGCAAGTGTTAAGAGATTACAGGAAACACAAACTGAGCAAGGAAAAACGCTTAGTGAGGCTACTACAACAATAGGTCAACATTCTGAAGCATTGAAATTAACAATGAAAAAGAAAGACGTTGAGGATTATGTAGGCGGTTTAGGTACTGTCAACGAATTGCGTGATGCGGATTTTAAGTTAGGGCAGAAATATTGGTTTGGGAATAGTGGTAATGGAGCAACTGGATCTGTTGATACGAATTTAAAATACAAAGGTATGAATACATTTGCAATTACCGGTACTGGCCAGACTCAAGATCGTTGGTGGGGACTTACAAGTCAATTCATTGAGTGTCAGGTTAACGAGGACTTTGTTGCATCAGGTTATTTCAATACTGATGGGAAAACACCTATTGATAGTGGTGGTGCATTTATTGAAATTGAATGGTGGACAGCTGACAAAAAAACTCGTGTTAAAACAGCTAGAACGAATATCAAGGTTGTAAATAATACGTGGGTTCGTGCTGTATGTACAGATAAAGCACCTGCCAATGCAGCGTTTGTGAGATGGCGTTATTACGTTACGAGAAATGGGCGTTTATGGTGTGCTGCACCTATGTTACAACGTGGCACTATAGCTACAGAATTTTGGTTACATCCGAAAGATCAAACGGATGTTGATAAAATGATGGAAGATATCGCTAATAAAGTAGCTACCGAAAAATACAATCAGAAAGTTACCGAATTAGAAAGAAGTATTAGTGCTACTGAAAAAGGTATTTCACTTGTTTCTGGAAAACAAGAAACCTTTATAAATGAGACTTATAAAGGTTATGTAACGAAAACGGAATCTAGGTTAGAAGTGTTAGATGACGGGATTATAGCGCAGATTTTAAAGGACGGTATTGTTACTGCCATCAATATGTCTCCTGGGAAAATCACAATCAATGCTGCAAAGTTGGATATTAATGCTGATACAATGGTCAAATGGCTAACAGCAAAGGGCATTGATACGAATCTTATTAGAATTAATGGTGATAAAATAACCATTGATAAAAACGGTGTAACTGTAAAAATGCTAGATTTCCTCTACGAAGACGAAAGAGGAATGAAAACAACAGTTATATCTAAACGCAATCTAATTAGCGACCATGATTTTTCAAGTGCTATAAAGAAAGACATCGGGAACTCTGATTATTGGGGTTTTGATGGTGGATATGGTCTTCCGTGGAAAGTGAATGGCAACGTAGTTATAGAAAAAAATACAGCCTTGTTTAATTACGAACAAATGGTGAATGCAGCACGAGTAGATATGTATAACTATCCTGAAACAACCGTTAAAAACGGAATACATCCAGGTAATATTTATACACTATCAGCACATTTTCGATGCGCTATGATTAATGGAAAGAGAGTAACTGCTAAACCACAGCTGCACATTTGCTATGTAACGTATAGAGATAATGTTCATTACGATATATGGTACGAATCAAAACTTTCATTTGATGCACCTAGCACATACTATGGTGACATTCAGCGTAGGTCGTTCACTTTTACAATCCCAGCTAGTTACAAACCGCAGGAACACGCTGTTGTTATAAAAGTAGAGTCTGCGGATGCAAATATTGGACAAGGAACAGCAGTTTGTGTGTCAGGTGTTACTTTAGTGAGTGGCAAATATGCATCTATGTATGACTGGGATCGAGCAGCAGCAGAAAGAGCAGACGGTCTTCAACCATTTAATAAGATCGCAATAGGAGATGCGAATACCAACATAGGTATAGCACCTGATGGATACACGTTGGATATAAGCACGAACAAAGAGGTTAAGTTTTTCACGAACATCCGAGCATTGCAAGGTGTAAGTCTTGGTGGGAATGCATTTCAACAGTGGGGGCATATTCGTTTTGCAGACGGTAATCTCGGCCCAGGCTTTTACGTGAACAGCCCGAATGGTTGGAAATTTAATGCCCTTGGATAAAAAGGAGAGATATAGATGAATAAGTATGACAATCAAATGATGCCACTCCAAGCAGGTGAAAGCTTTCCCTTTATGGGGAGGCTGGTAGATGCAACGAGAACTGATACAGGGATTTCCGTGCAAGTACCTGCCGATATGCTAAAGAATGCTGGCATTCCTGACGGAACTAGTAAAGTTGAAGTATGGAGGGAGATGTCAGACGGTACAATCTGTTTCAGAATCGCAACAAGATGTGAACTATGTGGACGAGGTTCGAGGTTATATGAATTAGATTTGGGATTTGTTAAAAAAGGCCTTTGTGCAGAAGATTATTTTAAGCTTACAGGAAAAAATCCTCCACAAGAACCAGTAACAATTGAAAATACAACGCAAATAGAGCAGCTATAAGCTGGTCTGTTTTTATTATCTAAAAAGGAGAGGAAAAGATGGATCGTATTGATTTATTATTAAAAACCTTTATTGCCACTTTCGGTGGCTTCTGTGGGTATTTCTTGGGAGGATGGGATGCAACATTGAAAATCTTAGTGACGATGGCAGTTATTGATTATTTAACTGGCATGATTGCAGCAGGATATAACGGAGAATTAAAAAGTAAAGTTGGTTTCAAAGGCATCGCCAAAAAGGTGGTGCTTTTTCTTTTAGTTGGAGCGGCAGCCCAATTAGATGCAGCGTTAGGAAGTAATAGTGCTATTCGTGAAGCAACAATTTTCTTCTTTATGGGAAACGAATTACTTTCACTTTTAGAAAACGCTGGACGAATGGGTATTCCACTTCCACAATCCTTAACAAATGCAGTTGAGATTTTAGGTGGCAAACAAAAACAAGAAGATAGAAAAGGAGATGCTAAGTAGTGGGATATATTATTGATATTTCAAAGTGGAATGGTGACATTAACTGGCCTATAGCAAAGCAATACATTGATTTCATCATCGCTCGTGTACAAGATGGTTCAAATTATGTAGATCCATTGTATAAAGGATATGTACAAGCCATGAAGCAACATGGTATTCCTTTTGGTAACTATGCATTCTGTCGTTTCGTTTCTGAAAATGATGCACGAATAGAAGCTCGTGATTTCTGGAACCGTGGAGACAAGAGCGCGACAGTCTGGGTTGCAGATGTTGAAGTAAAAACAATGAATGATATGAGGGCGGGTACAAAAGCATTTATTGATGAACTACGCCGATTAGGTGCTCAGAAAGTTGGTTTATACGTTGGTCATCATATGTATGCTCCGTTTGGTATGGCAAATGTAAAAGCTGACTTTGTTTGGATTCCTCGTTATGGCGGTAACAAGCCAGCTTATCCATGCGATATTTGGCAATACACAGAGACAGGTAATGTACCTGGTATCGGTAAGTGTGATTTGAATCAATTAATTGGTAGTAAATCATTATCTTGGTTTACAGGAGAGAAACAACCAGAACAAGCTATTGCCAATGGCGGCTATCAATATGTTAAATCTGGTGGTTTTGGTATTTCATTGGTTCAGGAAGTCGTAAACGCTATGAATGAGCGTGGAACAAAAGGGAGGGTTGTCTCTGATCCGTTAACTGGATTAGCTTACTTACAAACTGAAGTACTACCTAATGGCGAGCTTGATAAGATTACAGCTTGGATGGATGAAAGAAACTGGTGGTACGAGTACATTAAAAAATAA